CGTCAAATCCTGCAAACACATCTACATCTTCTGGAAAATCATATCTTTTAGTTGTAGGTAATGATCTCAAAGTTGCGTCCTCACACTTTGTTATATCTTCAGAATCAAAATAAGCCTCTGTATTAAAATGTGGTTGTAGTAAAAACTCTGATGCAAATGATTTAGGCTTAGCTTTCTGTTGTTCCAATAACCATTTTTCACTGTAGAGCTCTGGCATTAATACTCTTCTACCCGGTTCAGGGTCAAGTGCTGGCATCTTCCTTGTTACAAACCTATCATCTTTTTCTAACACCGTAAGTAAATCTCCCGGCATCATAGGGGTTCCTACTATTACTACAGGCACACCTTGATTAGGTATGAAAAGAGATTCTGTTAAAAAGTGGTCTTCAATTTTGTTCATTTGACCTAATGCTAACGGGCTTTCAGGATCTTTTAATATGTCATCTGCAATTAATGCCCCATTAACGTGCATCCCTCTTTTGAAAGAAAATAATCCTCCGTGTAATATTTCAGCACTACCGCCATTACCTGTGTCATATCTGAATGTAAAATCAGCTTTAGGGGCTTTATTAGTCATCATTTCTTTTAATATTGGGTTACGATTAACCTCTTTGTTTATTTCAGAAATATGGTATTTAGCCATCGTATCGCTATAAGATAAATATAAAATATTTGTAGTACCTTGTACTTTTAAACTTCTCCAAATACTAAATGCATGTCCTAAGATTGTAGATTTAAAATGTGCTCTGGGTAAAATAGCTAAATAATTTAAATTGTCTTCAACACATTTTTCTACTTCTTCAGTAAGTTTACCCACATGCCATGCTTTAAAGTATTCAGGATGTTCAAAACCTGCGGACCAAATATCCCTAGTAAACTCCCAAAAACTACCCACTTTATATTTGTTACTTTTTTGTAACCCTTCTGCTAATAGTTCAAAGGCTTTTTCATAAGTGGTCACATTATCCTTCTGACTCATGTTCCCCCATTTTTGCTTTTAATTTCGTAGCAATCTTATTTATTAATTCTTGATCATCTATCTCGTCTACTAAAATTTGTATTAAGTCTTGTACAAAATTTAAATTAACTAATCCTTTTGCAGTTTCTCTTTGCCCTGATAAACCAACTTCAGCAGCTTTTACGGCATCAAAAGCTCTTTCAAACTCTAAACCTTGTAATTCATTCATGGCTTTATCTTTTATTGAGCCATATAAATCAAAGTGTTGTTCTGTAAGTTTTGCTATATTGAGTGCTTCTCTATCTTGCATTTTCTCCATAGCCTTAGCTTGAGTTTGTGCTTTTTTCTCTTTCCAGTCATCTATCCGTATCCAAGCATAAATAGTTTGCTCACTCATAACAACTCTTTGTTCTGCACTTACTTGTTCAGCTATCTCTTTAGCAGAAAACTCATCAGTTAAATATAATTTAAATGCCCGCTCTTTAGCGGCTTTTGGTAATTTTTTTGGCATTACATATATGCAGCATTGGACCATCCTGAATCTGCGTTCCCTGATTCAATGCTTCCTCCGTACGGGCTTCCATCAGATTGTAATAATTTACTAAAATCCATTCCACCTTTGTTTTTATTACCAGCAGCGTTAAAACATTCTGGTACTTTGTGTTTTACACCACCTGTGGTAGTTATCTCTTTAAATTTTATACCTATCTCAGCTCTGCTACATACACCCCTTATCATTGCATCTTTTGGACCAAGAGGTTTGTATTGAGGATTTTCTAATAAAGTTGCTATAGTTCGTTTAGCTCCTTCAGTTTGTACATTATGTATACATTTATAATAATCACACCACACAACCTTAGCGTATTTTGCTTTAAACTCTTCAGCAGTCATACCCTTGGGTAACTTATCTTCGACTTTATTATCTTTCGGTTCAGGTGTATCATAAAAATATGTTTTATTTTTTTGACCTGTAGTTTTTTTATAACCTCTAGGTGCTGCCATTTTTATTCTCCTTCACTGAGTACAATGCGATACACGCGGCATCAGCATAATCTTGTTCGGGGAAATTGTCTCCCCACTTCTCTATTGCATATTTCATTATATCATCTTTTGTAGCTTTACCACTACCTAATATATTTTTCTTCCATGTGCCATTATCCACTAATTGTGCAGATATATCACTTAAACAAAGGGTACCCCACACTGCTCCCACAACTTCAGATAAAATACGCACAACATTTCTGTTCTGTGCAAATATGGGTTCTTCAATTACAGCGTAATCTACAGTATCTATGTTAATGTCTTCTACTAAAATCCTAGCAAAGTTATCCATTAGTTCTGGAAACCTGTCTTTAAATAATTTTTTAATACTGCATTCAGCTTTATATGTCTTTATTAAATTTTCATCCCCATCTAATACAACGATATGGATCGCCTTACTAGACGTATCTACCCCTACATGTTTCATAATCTTTATTGTAGAGGTATGTTTTCTTTGATAATTTGTCTGGATGATAATTTGTCATACACTTTATCTTCTAGTGTATCTCTTTTAAACACAGCTATAGTAGCCCCTACACCAACTGCAAGTGCTCCTACTACTGGTAAACTCTTTGCTATTCCTTTTGCTATATCTTTACTTGTCATAAGTTTCTCCTTTTGTTTATTCTCCTTCTAATATTTTCATACCTAGTGCGATTATACCGCCAATAGTTGCAGTGGATACCTCTGGCATCTCATGAAATAAACCTACTACCGATAAAATTGTAAGGCATGCTATTGCTAAAAATATTTGTGGTCTAAATTTTCCCATATTCATTTGCTTCTCCTACTATTATTATACTAAGTTTTAATCAAATCTAGCAGTTCTTAGGGCTACAACTCTAGATATTGTATTCCAACACTGTGTATATAATCTAAGTCTGCCTTCTTCGTAAACTTTTGCAGCTTCCATTTCAGTCATTCTTTTAAATAACTCTGCTAAACTTTTATTGGTGCTCATAATAATTCCACGTGCTTCATCTCTTGTAGGTTTTTTGCCTACAGCATTTCGCATCACATCAGCGAAAGCCACGTTGTATCCTTCATCAAACTGTGCTTTCATGGCACCAAGTTTCATTTCATGGGTTGCAACCACTTGTTCTAATATGGCTTTATTACCCCCATAGATAGACATAAATACCGCTAACTTTTTATTGTCAGCAGTAATTACATCTGCAAAATCTAAATCCTCATCTGCATCTTGACTTATCTTAACCCAAGGCACTGGATGTTCTTTACGCTCTTGTTTGGCATAGTCTATGGCGTTTTGATAAGACCATTTACTTGTCATTTTTTCCTCCTATTTTTACATTTACAATACCACATGCCTGTGCATGTTTCAGGTTCCGTGGTCATTGTCATTATTTTTTTACATCGTTTTAGTATATCATGCCATACCTTTTTATCTCTGTCAACTTTAAACGCTTTTAGGTTTTGATCATTCTTGTTTTCATACATAACTACACCGTAATCTCTATCAGTTAAGTTAAGATATATCTGTAGTTGTATCATATGTTCATGTTTTGGAGCTTCTTTAAGATCATGAAAGTCCTCATTCTTTATTGTTTTCAGTTCTAACAGAGCGTCTGTGTATTTGTCATGCTTGATTATAAAGTCTATACGCCCTGATATAGGCGGGTTTTCATTTTTAACTGACACTTCATCATCAATATATAACTCTGCTTTTTCTAAGTATTTTTTCATGCGTCCCTCAAATGTGCCTCCGTGATCAAATATTCTTTGAATCCTAGCATCTATTGAGTCCCAGTCTAACAAACCATTGTAAGCCATGTATAAATATTTATCACAAGGGTTGCCAAATAAAGACGGATAAAATTTACCTTTGGATGGTGGGCTATTTTTTCTACTTAAAACATTGTCGATTGATTTTAATAACCATCTGTCTTGGTTCTTTGTTCTTTTAACAGCGTTAGGTTTGCTTTTATTTAAATTGTTTATAGCTTCAATTCCTGACATATTTTTGCCTTTATATCTTTGTATGTTTTTTCTTTAATGTGGATTATTTCATATCCAGCTTTTTGCAGATACTCATCTCTCACTGCGTCTCTTTTTGCAAAGTGTCCAAATGGACCGTCTGCTTCTATTATAACATTTATTTCTGTTACTATAAAATCAGGCACATATTTACCTACGGGCATTTGCCACGTGTATCTTAATCCTACTTCGTCAAGCACTCTCGCTATCAGAGTTTCCTGTAAGGTATGACTCTTTCGTGGCATCCACAAGCTCCTCATATTTATCTGGGTTTTCTTTAAACCACGTAACTACTGCATTTATTCCTCTAAAACTTTTCCCATCATAATCGTACATAGCACCTCGTTGTTCGATAGTACCTTCTTCTAAAGCTACTCTAATGTAAGTTTCAATCATATCAATGCCGCCATCAAATTTAAAAGGTATTACTGCTTGTTCAAACTTTTCCCCACCAAACTTATCTTTTAATAATCTAGCGTTTATTTCAAACCCCATCCTATCTCCCATGTTCTTTGAACCACTTTTACCGGGTTTAATTAGCCAAGAACCTCTAGCAAAATGCATACAACAATGTGCAAAATACTTTTGACCTTCTCCGCCGGGCATAGTATCCATCATTTGAACATTACCCATAGTTCCTCTTGTTTGATTTATAGCAACAAATGCTCCACCGTATTTTAATTCAGGTATGATTCGCATCAACATTTGATTCCATGCTCTAGATTGCCATGCAATCGGACTGTATGCTATACCATCTTCGTGTGTAAAAATATCATTAGGCACTAGACCTGCTACGCTATCCATAACTACTATGTCTGCTCCAGCCTGTAAAGAATTTCTAACAGCTTTGAAGGCTTCTTCAGAAGTATCAGGATTATATACAACCATTTCTTTAACATTTAAACCACTTTTAGTCATCCAATCACTATCCCATGATTTTTCTAAGTCAACCCACACAGCTACTCCACCATCTTCCTGCACAGTTTTACATAGTTGTGATGCTACATAAGATTTACCAGACGAGAACCCCCCGAATAAAAGTGTAAATCTTTTTCTAGGAATACCGCCTTTTGTAATTTTATCTAGTTGTGGGATATTAAAAGGTATTTTACCGTATTCAAAATCATTGTCATCGCCTGTAGTAGCTTTAACTTTTTTATCATTTAATAAACTATTAAATATTTCTTTTGCAGAATCTTTCATGTTAAGTCATCCTCTTTTTCAATGCTCTTATCTATGTTTCTTTTCTGTATAGCTTCAGCCCATGCCATGCATACAGCCCCACATTGTATAAGCTCATCATATAAGTTTTTTGTATTCTTTTCATAAACTTCTCTAGCCACTTCTCCAAACTCTTCAGCTAATATAACTGTCCAATATTCATCGGTGTGTTGCAGCTGTTCTCCCCATTTCTCTTCTTGGTTTTCTCTTTCAGCTAAAAATTGTTCCGTAACAATAGCTCTAACGTGTTCAACTTCCATCCTTCTTTTTACCCTTCTTTAGGATGTTCCTAATTTCACCGTCTACTTTATCATGAACCGCTTGATAGGCTTTATCTAAAGTTAATCCTGCTTCTTCTAATTGTTCCTCTATTGGTAATTCAGTATCAATGTCATGTATTTCCATGTCCATTCGTGCATACTGATTAGTATCTAATGGACCTACTCTAAATGTAAATCCTAATTTAAGTCCGACTTTCGCCATCTGTTATCTCCTTTGCTATCAGCATATCTATATACTGCTTTGCTTTATATAGGTCTTTGATACCATCTTTGTATCTCCACCTTGTTATATATTTTATCACATTCCCCTCTGCAAAATTCATCTGATTATCGTGTATATAATCAAATGGTTCTATCTCAAAATGATAATGCACAGGATCAGTAGTTTCTTTAACAGGTCTATTATATGCTTCCGTAAAACTATATTTTTTATTTTCCTGTTTAGGTTTATCTGGTGTTTTATCCACTAAACTTTTTATATCCCATTTCACTAATTGTCTGTATTCTTCCCATGATAGGTTTGAATAGTTTTTCTTGTAATCTTGCCACATTCCTTCTGTAAAATCGTATGGAGCGTTTGGGTTTTGCCATCCTGATGGTGCCATTTATTCCTCCTCTATTGGTTCTATTGGTGTTAGTAATTCTCGCATCATTACGAATATAGGAGTTCTGTCTCCCATCCATGCTCCCTCAGTGTTATATTCAAAATATTCTACTGCTTCCATGTACGCTTCGTCCCCAACTACTTTTACCATTTCTAGTTTTTCTTCATTAGTCATTTTTTCTAGGTCATACTCTTTTTTCTTTTCGTTATAAAAGTCTCTAGCGATTATTTCAATTGCTTTTTCTCTATCGTATACAGCGTAAGGTCCATTATATTGTTGATAACCTAAACCTATAAATGCTTCTTTTAATCCATCATAATATATGACTTCATCGTCATTCTCTTCACAATGGAATACATCTTTGCTAGACATCTTGTTCCCTACTCTTTCTAAGTTTATTTGCTTTTTGTTGTTGTCTTTTAATACTTTTAGGCACAAACTCTTGTTTTTGCCTGTAGGTATTTAGTTTATCATCTTTCTGTAATTGTTTTTTAAAACGTCTTAGTAGTTTTTCAAAAGTTTCGTTTTTCTTTAAGTTTACTTGCATTTAGCTCCAGTCTATATGTTCTTCTAGTTTAAAAATATTTGTTTCTTTTTCATCTGCATCTTTTTTTATCGCCCATGATGGATCACATATCTCCATGTCTACCTCTAATGGGATGTTTAGTGTGTTAACTATCATCAATTCCTTAACTTTATCGGCTACTTCATCAAACTCATCCTCATGTATTTCACATATTATCTCATCGTGTACTTGCAGAAGTAGATTACTCTTCTTATTCTGTAGGTATTTATGTACTTCAACCATTCTTTCACTCATAATGTCTGCACTTGTACCCTGAATTAAATAGTTTACACCTCTATATGCAAAATCAGCAGGTACTTTATAAATTCTATTGTACCTACTACGCACTGTACCCCTAGTTTTTATAGTTCTAACCACTGCATCAAAAAATCGTTTAGAACCTTTCATATTATTAAGGTATGTTGTCTTATAGTTAGCCGCTTCAATAGGTGTGGTGTTAAGTTGCATAGATAATTTATCTCTTCCTATACCATATATAACTCCAAACGTAATTGATTTAGCTAATTGTCTAAAAAACTTAAACTGTGGGTCAGATTCTTCAATATTAAATGCAATTTTAGCCGCTTCCCCGTGAAAATCTACGTTTTCTTGCTTCATAAGTTCATTCATCTCGTCATTGTTAACATAATACATAAATACACGTACTTCCATTTGTGAATAATCATATGCAACCATCTTATACCCGGGTCTTGGTATGAATAAATGTCTTATCGCTACTTGTTTAGGATCATACTGATTAAATTTGTCTCCACCCAAGAAACTCCACGTTTTTATAACGTCATCAGTCAATTCTGTTCGTGAATTACCACCTTTACTAGAGATTAAAGCGGCGACTCTATCTTTAATATCAACTTTGTCAGCATCCGACAGCTGTCTATCTTCAACATACACTACATCTCTAGGTATATTCTGTAAGTTTGGGTTACGAGATGATAGTCTACCTGTTACTGTACCCCAATTACAGAAGTTAGTATGTAAAACTGGCATCTCTAGATAGGGTTCTATATATGTTGAGCAATATTTCACAAGTGTTCTATATTGTCTTATCATACCTGCGAGTGGATTATTAAGTTGTACTAGCACTGCTTCATTCCACGCCTCTGCACCCGTGCCTGTTCTAGCAGGAGAATGAACTCCCATGCCATTAAATATCTCTCCGATTTGTTTAGGACTACTAATATTAAACTCTTGTCCTGCTAATTCATGTACCTGTAACTTCAAATCAGCTATCCTCTTCATCATTTTCTCATGTGCTACTTTAGCGTATTGATTATTAATAGGCACCCCACGTTTTTCCATGTCATACAATGTCTTAGTCAGCTCACATTGAAACTTAAAAAGCTCTGTTTGCTTTGTTTCCTCTAGTTTTACCAACCTATCCGTGTATACCCTGCGTGTCCACTCAACATCTTTTATGCAGTAAGGACCTAGAACAGATGGTGGGGATAGCGAAAAGTCTTTATTC